GAAAGCAGTCATCATTCAAACCAATAAGGTGTTCGATAGAAAAGTCCTCACGGGTAAACTCTTTTGCCTGGATTTTGTGCATAGTGGAACAGGAGTTGGCTACGGTTCCTACTTTGTAGGTATCAAACTCTTTCCACCAGTACAGCGGGGCAGTAACGTCCATAGTGACGTTGATCATTCGCAGGAACTTCCCATGAACCTGCCCTGCGTCTGCAAGGGAGGTCATCAGTTTATGATCATTTTCACCGATCTGGGGAACGCTGTATTTGACCAAAATATCTTCCCCGTTTTCATCTTTTCCGTAATACTCTCCGCTGATAGTATCGGTCTTATCCCAGGAGTTCTTCGGGTTTCTCATGCCACGGATTGCGGCTTCCCATCCGTACACTTCGGTTTGTTCGATCTTAAGCATTGTCCACACCATCCCTTCTTCTGATCTTCATATACATTTTGTAGTCCAAGTCCTGCATTTCTGCGGCTTTGTGCAGGGCTTTCTTTTTCGTGCTGTAGGCAGGGGTGAGAGGGGTAGGGTCATCCACCTTGCACACATAGTAACGGCTGCTGCCTTTCTCTTTTCCAACCGTGTAGATAAGTACCATACTATCTGCTTTCTCCTTTATCTTTCTCATAAGGTATTCGGGGTCTACTTTTGTCAAAAGTCCGTAGTATTCACTATGGAAGAACTGCTCCAAGACCGCTTTGTTGGTGCGTCCCGGTACGCTTTCGGGGGGGGATACATCGAACCCCGCCAGAATGTTGAAATAGTCCTCTGCCGCCTGCTGCACAATGGCGTTGGCAAGTAACTGGTATCCGTTCATCTGTTCCTCCTACAGATTTCTTACCCACCGGGTTTTCATTTCAGCGGGAATGTCCTGCCCTTTATCTCTAACACCCGTCCACTTTGTCCCGCCTGCGGTTCCCTCACGGGTAAAGTTGCTTGCCTTAAGAGAAGCCCCGTTTTCGGATTGAAGTATGTAGGTGATTACCTTCTTGTAGCCCATAGCCTTTGCTACCCGGCAACACGCTCCGTAAAGCATAGAACAGGCATTGTATGTTCCATCCGTGCAGAGACGGTTGATCTCACACGTCAGCCCATCGTCAAGGTATCTTGAAACAGGTCTGCCACAAATAGCCACACCCACCAGGGTTCCATTGTCATATACCCCTATGCTAAACTTGCAGCCTACCGTGGGTTTATGGTGTCTGTGATAGAGAGAGACAAAAGCACAGGCTTCTTTGAATGTAATGGGTCTTATTTCCATCCTTAAATGTCACCTTCCGCACGGTGAAGGGACTGATCAACCTTGAAGCCGTCCGGGTATCTGGCTTTCAGCTTGTCAATGTTGAGTTGCATAACGTCCTCAAGATCAAAGCCCAGTGCCGCACACGCTTCCGCAATCATCCAGAGACAGTCACCCAGTTCCTTCTTGATATGTGCAAGATCGAACTGGTGTCCCTGGTAGACCTTCTGCATGATACCCGCAACTTCTCCCGCTTCGGAGGTCAGCCCAAAGACTGCGTGATACAACTGCTCCTGCCTTTGGTCAGCCGTGAAGTTAGAAGTCCTCAAAGCCAACTTCTGATACTGGTTGCCCGTCATCGTGAGTTTCCTCCTTCTTATTGATCTTTGTCTCAAAATCGTGTTCTGCGTAGCGTTCAGCCCTGCCTGCCACAGTTACTATGGCGTAAGCCATAACATCTACGAAAGAACCGATAAACAATCCCAGTAAAAACTGCCACATATCCTTACACTCCTTTGATACGTGAAGCCATCATGTCAGCCGTGTGCGTCCAGAGGACGTTAGGGTATTTCTCAATGGCTTTGCCAAGACTGTTCCACTTCTCCTTATCGTCATAGGCTCCCATGTGCCAACGGATACAAAGGATTTCTTCTTCGTTGAGAATGAGGAACTTGCCGATCTCCATAACGGACTTCTCACCGTGACCAGGAAGAACCAGGTCAGTGTTGTAGGTGTAGCCGCTTTCTGTCTTTGTGTACTGATCACACTTACAGAGATCATGCAGCATACCGACAATGTACGGACTGCGGGCGTATTCCCATTTCAGCCCCATCTTCTTTGTGAGTTCCAAGAGACAAAGGGTTACTTCGTAGGAGTGGTCAAACAACCCGCCCTCATAGGCTCCGTGGTACTTTGTGCTTGCCGGGGCAGTGAAGAACTCCCGGTAGTTCAGTTCGTCATAGAGTCGGTCAATGTAGCAGGTTTCATAGATATTCTTAAAGAGGTCATAGAACTTCTGGACTCTCTCTTTCTTTGTCAACTTTGCCATCTGCTTACCTTCCTTTCGTTCAGATATTTCAGTATGGTATGGAGAGTTCTGCCGTATAGTCAGCCCTCTCCATACCGATATAGGGGAGGGTGTCAGCCCAGAATACTGTTAAGGTCAAATTTCTTCGTCTGGGGCTTCTGTGCGCTTGCCTGTGCCGCTTTCGGGGCAGGGGCGGGTTCTTCTGCCTTTGCGGACTTCGGGACGGCTACGGGGCTGTCAAAGCCGTCAGCAGGCTCCTTATCGCCCAGACGGACGAACTTGAGATACTTACCGGGAGTCTTGTTGCTCTCAACTTCCTCATGGTCAACCTCACAGCGGATGAAGCAGCCCACCAGGTCTTGTTCGTCAATCTCCTGCAAGGAGAAGTCGTTGAGTGCGGTCTTTGCAAAGTAACTGAAAGCGTTAAGTCCGCCCTGGTTCGGCTCACCATCCTTGTTCAGCAGGGAGAAGCGTTCAACGTGCGTTGCTCCCGTGGCAATCTGCATGGTGACCTCCATCTTGCCAAAGTCCTCTTTGTAGTTTACCTTCGTGATCTGGAAAACGTGGGTTCCCTTCGGGATAAGGACAAACCCTTCTGTCAAACCGATTTTAGCCATTGCTCTTTACCTCCGTATTGTTAGATTTTCTGATATTGTTTGCAGGTCTTACCTTGTGGTGTCCGTGAAGTCTGGGTGCGATTATGCAGACAATAATGATTGCCGCCATTTCAACAAAGATTGTTGCCAGGACTCCAAACAGGACTGCGTTAATACTGATCATGGTGCTTTACTCCTTCCTCTCTTTCGGGGTAAGTCTGTAACTTACCGTCACCTTCGTCTTGTACTTATCCAAGACTCCATCCTTCTTCATGGCGGCTTCATCTACCTTCAAGGTTTCGCTTCTGGAAGTAACCCAGTCCATAGACTTGCCGTGAATGACTACCTGCTTGTCCCCCTCACGGAACTGCCCAGTTGCGGCTTCTTTGATAAGGTCTTTGAGGACTTTCAGCCTATCTTCATCAGCTTTGGTTTCCTCTGCGATCTTGTCCAGTTTCGTCTGCAACTGCTCCGCTTCCTCACACAAGGCGGTAATGTCACTGTCTGGATTGAGGTTGTTCTTGCGGAGTTCCTTAAGAATGTCAGCGTCCGCTTTTTCATCGAATTTCGGGGACACACCACCCTCAACGTGCTTCTTCCACCACCGTTCCACCTTCTTCACGGTCTTTGCAAAGTCGGGGTATCTCTCCGAAACCTTGAACTTCTTTTCAAAGGTGTTTTCCGGGGTAACCACGAACTTATCCGGGTTCTGGTAGTCACCTTCCTCAAGGACGGTACAGACCATGATCACGTCATCCACGCCCAGGAGGTAGGCATACAGCGCAGCCTGCATAGCGTAGTATTCGGGAATATCGTCAAGCCAGTCCTCCGCACGTTTGGTGGTTTTCATTTCCATCACGGTATCGGGGTTGCCGTTCTTATCTACAAAGAGGTAGTCCCACATACCGCCAAAGATAGGATTTTCCGGGAAGAAGTCACCAAAGGTTTTCTTGAAGTAGTCAACCCCGTACTTGTCCGTGGGGGTGATCATCTTCTTCCAGAAATACTTGTCTTTCATGTACTCTGCCTGCTTCGGCTCAATGGTCTTACCCGCAATGGTGTAGATCGTATCCGCAAAGGGTTCCTCATAGGTGCGGGTGATTGCACACCAGGCATTGAAAGCCGTTGTCCACTGGTTCAGTCCCAGGACTGCCGCAAAGCGTGTACCCGTACACTTCTTCGGCTTTTTCGGCGGGGTGATTGTGATAGTGCTGTCATCATTCCATTTCATACGAACTTCCTCCAATTCCTTGCAAAGAAACTCTGGTCACTGCCATATTTCTTCTTGTTGATCTGTCTGTAGCCCTGCCGCAGCATATTGGCACGGGCAACACTTCTGGCAAGTTTACGCATGGGTCTGTCCTCCCTTCATACCGTTTCCGACAATGACACACAGCAGTTGAAAAGACTGCCTTTCGTCAAAGCCTGCGTCAAGAAAACTCTCATACATCATCCGCATATCCGTAGCGGCGTTGTCAAAGTCCTCCTGCTTTTTAGCCAACTTTTCAAGTTCTTCCTTTTCAGCCTGTGAGGTTTCATGCTCCACCATTTCAAAACTGTCAAGCAGTTCGTCCAGAATGTCACAGAGGTCACGGGGCTTTTTCTTCGGGTTTGCCATTTTTCTTATCCTCCATTTCAGATTTATCTTGTTTTTCATCCCTGTCACAGTCCTCATAGTAGGGGCAGTGTTTACAGGGGTTGTGGCACTTGCCGTCCCAGGTCACAAGGGAGTAAACCCATAAGACTACCGCAAAGACGGCAAAGAGAAGAAACAGGGCTTTGAGGATTGATATGATCATTATTCCTCACCGTACTGCTCAAGGATTTCCGCAAGGTTCTGGTTCAGCGCAGTGCAAGCGGAAGCGGTAATGTTGGTAAAACCGTCCGTTTTCATAGCGATCTGCTGCACAAAGTCCTCCTGGCTTTCATCCTTCTCAAGAAGTTCCTTGCAGTAAGCCTTGAGTTCCTTAAGCTGTTCCTCCGTGGCGGCTCCGTCCTCACTGGTCAGTTCTTCTTTTGCAGCCTTACGCTCTGCGGGAGTAGCAGGGGCTTTCTGGGTTTTCTTCTTCGCCGGGGCAGGAGTCTCAAGGTCAGTGTCCTCATTGTCTGCACCCAGGTTTGCGTCAATGTCATCGGGTTCCGTAATGTCAAGTGCCATCATCCAGAGGTAACGGCGCAGGTAGGTGATAGAGGAACCAAGTGCCTGCATGGGGTTGGTGACCTCTTTGCCCTTGTTGCTGATAATCTGCCCTACCTCACGGTACGGGGCTACGAACTCAATACCGGGTTCCTCACGATTGTCAGTATTGAAGATCGTCATGGTTGCTGTCTCTCCGTTGAATACGGTGTTGGAGGTCAGACCCACACGGGCAAAGATACGGATTGCCACGGGTACAATATCCTCAAGTTCAAAATACTTAAACTCAAGGCTCATGTTCTTCCCGGACTTCGTTACCTTCTGATTGAGAAAGTAGAGTCTTGCCTTTGCAAGTTTCTGTCTCACGTTCATTCCTTCGTAAATGTTAGCCATTGCTTTTATCCTCCTTAATTGAATAGTTCCAGGGATTTCTTCTTGAGTGAATTGATCTTCCTGGTATTTTTCCGGGGCGGCTTAATCCCCAAAAAATCCTTGATATACTTCTGTGCCAGTTTGACGTACCACTTACGGTCAACTACCTCTATGGAGAGTTCGTTGTTATTGTCAATGACACAGTGGGTGGGGAGTCCCGCCACCTTTGCGTCTCTGCCAGTAGCGGCATGGGTTTTGTAAAGGGTTCCTTGTCGGGTATCCTTTGTGGCATATACCCGGTTGACCTTCTGAACGGGGATTGCTTCATCACCAACCATGTGATAGCAGCCTGTGTACTTACCTCCCGCCTTTGCGATCAACTGAAAGTCCAGAATGTCAGTGCTGTCTGCAATGGTCTTTTCCGGGGGTGTACCGTCCACAAAATACTGTTGGATTGCCCTTGCCACTACCACGGCGTTGTTGTTGATATTGAACGCTCCCGCTTTCGGGATACCCCGCACAAGCTGTCCACCCTTGACCTTCGGTGTTCCACCGTCCACGGGGACTTCCACATAGTTGTTCACATCTTTCTGAACTATCTTCTGGATAAAATCTTCTTCCAGTTCAAACCCCGTCCTGTCCTGCCACTCCTGGGTGATCTCCTGCCATTTCGGTTCATCCGTGTTGTCAAGGGAAACCATGATACCGTCCGTGTTAAGCTGAATGATCTTGAGGGTGGGACATTCCCGGATAAGGTGTTCAGAGAGTTCCAGTAGGAACAACTGCCCTGTGATACACACGCTCCGTCCCATGAGGGGGTCATACAGGTCATTGAAAGCGTGACCGTCCTTGCCGTTCAGCATTGCCCCGTAGGTGGTGTTCAGAACCAGTTTGAGGGCGTTTGCCGTGGCTGTGTCCCCGGCTTTCTTCGCCTTTACTCTGTCGTTGAGGGTGTCCACATAAATCTGCGGGGAAGGAATGTTCCTGCTACAGAACCCGTACTCCTTGCCCTCCGAAAGAGGAAGGGTCATAAGGTGGGGGTAATAACTTGCCACGTCCTTATTGCGGATTGACCGGGTTTCCGTGGCTTCTTCCGTGTAAGTGGGGATTGCTCCGTGGATACCTCCGTAGGCTATGGTGCAGGGGCAAACACCTACCATGATCTCCAACTTACTGCTGAACAGTTCGTCAGAAGGTATGGTGTAGTCGTGCATACGGTCAAAGAAGTCAAACACTTCCTGGGGTATGTACTCCCGCAGCAGCTTGTCCGGGTACTGATACTCACGTTCATCCTCCCAGGGCTTTTCGGGCTTGACCGCTTTCAGATAAACGGAAGTCAGTTTGGCATTTGTCATATACATTGCCTGCTGCTTCGTCAGTCCTCTTGCGGCTCCCAGAGTCACCTTGTTCTCAAGGTAACTGCTACGCAGGTTGTAGAGTCTTTCGGTTGCGTCCACATCGTATTTGCAGTATGTAATCATCTTCTCAAGTTCGTCTGCCGTCCACGCCCGGTCAAGGTTGAAGTCAACCTCTGTTTCCTCAATCGGAATACCCAGGTGGGCTTCAAACGCCTTAAGGGATAATCCCATCTGGCAGTCATCCATAAGGTCAAAACTGCTAAAGAACACTTTGTAGTCACGCAGCAGGGGAATATCCCACCCGTTCACTTCGTCCACAATGATTGCGTCATTGATCTCCTTGACCTGCTCCGGGGTACAACCAACCATAACTGCCTTGAGAATGTGATTGTCATAGTGCTTATTGTTGAAGCCGCCCAGGAAGGGGTCATTCTCCATGAAAGCGATCACTGCGTCATTGTCATTGTGAATGACTGTATATTCACCCGTTTCCACGTTCTTGAAAACGAACAACCAGTCCTTTGCGCCCACTTCGCAGTCAAAGATCGTTGTGCTGTCGTTCAAAGGCTTTTCCTCCTTTCCTGTTTGATATAGTTGTCTGAACAGGGCTTCCAGAATGTTCACCACTATGGAGTTGCCTGCCATCTTGTATAACTGGGTTTTCGATATTCCGTTTTCAACCAGAATGTCTACGTCCCTGTCCGTGAACCCCATCAGTCTGAAATACTCTGTAGGGGTCAAGTTCCTGTAGCGTTTGCCATCGTATATCTTCACCTCACGACCCCCCCCAGAAACAGTTTTGAGGGTAGGGCAAAGACCGTTTGGAGAATAGATACGGTTCATCTGGTCATTGCCGTAGTGGTTCAAGTCCGCTATCTGGCAAATTTCCATTTCAACCACTACTTTCGGGTCTTTGTAGTCCCGTGACAGAAGGGTGTTGCATATCCCCCCCCTATCACATATCTGCCCTGCGTGGGCTTCGTTGTGCGCTATTACACTTCGGGTCTTTGCTTCCGAAAGGTAAAACGCTTCTGGTACTTCCTTATCCAGATAGTCATTCATGCAGGTGGTCAACGGAATTGCTGCCGGGAAAGTAAAGGTTCCGTCATCCTGGTCTTTTCGGATTGAAACGATCAAGACCCGTTCTCTCTTTTGCGGCATACCCTGGTCTGCGGCGTTTATTACCTGCCAGTAGTTGTTATATCCTGCGTTCTCAAGAGAGGAAAGAACCAGGTCAAACACGGGTTTCATACTTTTACTGGTAAGGTGCTTGACGTTCTCTGCCACGGCAATTTTTGGTCTTGTGGCTTCGATAATCCGTAGTGCGTCAAAGAACAATCCGCTTCGGGTCTTACTTCCGTCCTTATTGACCAAACCTTTCTTATGTCCTGCTATAGAAATGTCCTGGCAGGGAAAACCGTAGGTCAGCAGGTCAATATCTGTAGGCAACTGTGCTTCGTTGATCTTCGTAATGTCACCGTAGTTCATACTTTCCGGGACATTGTGAATGAGTGAATATGCTTTGCTTGCAAACGGGTCAATTTCACAGTAGCCCACAAGATTGTATGGGATATTCAAGTTTTCAAGGGCTTTCTCAAAAGCACCTATTCCACTGAACAATGACAATACTTGTAGCACTTCATGCCCTCCTTACTTCTTCCTGCCCCAGTGGGTCAGTAACCACTTGATCACGTACCAGATTTGTGCCAGGTACGGGTGTTTTTGTCTGTATGCCATCGGCTTTCCTCCGTTTCATAGTCCTCAAACCAGTTGTTCAGCCAAGCGTAGAAACAGAGGTATGCAGAGTTGATAAGCAAAATAATAAAGGGTATCCAGGACTCACTGTCTATTGCACTGGCAAAGACAATCCAGGACAGGAACGATAAGCCCGCCAGAAAATCAAGCACCTTTTTCATCGGTCTTGCCCTCCTTCTGCATGAGGTAGGTATCTTCTCCGTAGATAAAAGTTCCTACGTGTCCTACCTTTACCCGGCTGTCACAGTACATTTTCCGTCCCATCTTGCCTACCCTCCAACAAAAGCTGTAGTCCTCTCCCAGAGAGGGCAGCGGGTCAAAGGGACTCATTGCAAACTGCTCCGCAGCGTCCAGAATAAGCTGTGTCTTTGTCAGCACACACCCGAAACCCGAACCTGCGATCTCAAACACCTGGTCTTTCGGATAGTCCAGATAGAGTTCAGCACCGTGATTTACAACGCCCGTCTCACTGTCCCGTTCCCAGGTAATAGTCTTTGCAATTACCGGGTTCGTGGGAAGTGTTCTCTTGAAGTAAAGACCGCAGACATAATCCATACCCAGTTCAGCGTCCTCCATCAGTTTCAGCAGAACGTCCGGGGTAAAGACCATATCGGAGTCAAGCCAGAGAATGTAATCACACTCCCGTTCCAGGGCTTTCAGTACCAGTTTGTTTCTGGCTTCATAGACCAGAGAACCAACCTCAATTCCGATCTGTGCCATACCGTTTGTCTTGAGTCCCATAATACTGTTGAAGAACTCCACACAAATTGTGTTCAGAGTGGGTATAGCGATCAACACTTTATGTTCTTTCATATCAGTCCTCCATAATGGTGCAGCCACACTTTCTGTAACTGGTACACCGTTTCTTATACGCTTTCTGTAATGACCGTATGTAGTCCACATAGTCATATACAAGGGGTTGTTCTTTCCCGTCAAAGACTCTTGCCACCCGTCCCACGCTCTGTACGATCACGGCGTAGTCCTTTTGCGGTGTGACCAGGAAAAGCCTGTCCAGTCTGGGTATATCCAACCCTTCCTTTGCCAGTGAGTAGGTTGCGAATAGATACCGCTTGTCCCCGGTTCTCATATCCTCAATAGCCTGCTCCCGTTCAGCCTTTTGTGTCTTACTGGTCATCTTGCCGTCTATCACCGCTGCCT